GCGGAAAACTTTTACAGTTTGTTCAGAATACTACTACCACTGAAACAAATGGAACTTTCACTGCAACTCCTACATTAATAACGGATTTTGATGTAACCATTACACCTACACTTTCTACCAGTAAAATTTTAGTGACTTTTAGCTGCGGTGGAATGGTAAATGGTGCTGCCACTCCAATAGGAGTGATAATTAAAAGAGATAGCACAACTATTAGACAACTTGTTCGTTATGGCTACGAAGAACAGTCAAGTTACTGGAAATCTATTCCATTTTTTCTTAATTATTTAGATAGTCCCGCCGACACATCCCAGCATGTATACAAGTTTTATGTTTCCAATGATTCAAGTACAGCTATGGAAATAAATCCAAATGGTGGAGCTAATTGTGGTGTCGTAACTGCTATGGAAATAGGAGTATAGTATGAGAAAACCAGAGAAAAAAACAGCAATATATGAATTGGCTCCTGGATGTTCTTTTAGTTTAAGAGGAGTAGAAATTGTTAATTGGGAAGATAATGGAACAGGAATATCTCAACCCACAGAAAAAGAGATTAATACAGAACTTACTAGACTACAAACAGAATATAACGCACAGGATTACACAAGGAAACGAGAAGCATCCTATCCACCTCTGAAGGAATTTGTAGAGGCGTACACGGAAAAAGAAATTGGAAGCAACTCAACAAAATGGGATGCTTATGTTACAAAATATAATAAAGTAAGATCGGATAATCCAAAATGATAACAATTTTAAAAGGAATTAACAATGGCTAGTACAATATTAGTAGATAAAATAGATCCACAAAGCGGAACAACTTTAGAGATTGGCAGCTCAGGGGATACCATTAGTATTCCTTCAGGAGCAACGCTTTCTAATCAAGGAACAACAGTACCAACAGCATTTGGTAAAATAGGACAAGTAATTAATGCAATTAACAGCACAGAAGTTGCAAGTAGTTCGTCAAGTTATGTTACAACAGGTTTAAATGCTAATATTACTCCAACAGCTACATCATCAAAAGTTTTAGTTGTAGTTACTCAAGCGGGTGTTGGTAAAAACAGCAGTAA